TGGAGTATACTCATTCATAGTTTCTGTCCTTAATTCTTTGTTGATACTCAGCCTCATGTTTGTCACACAGAGTACGAACCCATCCACCGTGGCGCAATTTACCACGCTTAACTGCTCGGTTCTGTAGGTGGTCACGCATACGCATATCACGACGCCACTTAATATGATGTGCTTGTGCCACTAGGTTCTCGATGATATGCTCCCAACCTGCGTTGATGGACACGCCACAGTAAACATTGCGGAACTCTCGAGGATACTTCTCGACCATGCGCTTGTAAAAGCTATCGTAATCTTCGCTCATGACAATTCTCTGTTCATTTGATAATCATAACAACGCTTGAGTTCTTGAAAGGTCTCAAGCACTTCTTTGGGAGCCTCAATCTTACCTTCTTGAAGCGCGTCAAAGAACGCAACAGCAAAGGCACGACTAAGACGTAATTCTTGAAGGATCTCGTTCATATTACACTTTCAGATATTTACGAATAAGTTTATCCTTGATCATATCTGGAACAGAATTGTAAGGATACTCCAATTCAAACGGACAACTACCAGTGATCTTCCATGAGTTAGTCTGCAGGAAAGAACGGTAGATCTCTACGTCCTTCTTGTTGTTCAAGTCGAACTTGCGCTTCTTAGCTAATTTGATTGCTTGCATCTGCCACATCCTTGTCATCACGAACTTCGATAAAGATAGGGAGGAACAACGACTCTTCTCCCAACTTATTCTTGATTCTCATATTATACTTCACAGCAACGATTTTGTCAACTAAATTTTCTTTCCAAAGATTCTTGCGTTGATCGTCGTTGAAGCCAGAACCAACACGGACTTGCACGACACCATCAGAAGATTCGCAAAGAACCGCACCGAGCATACCTGCGTGCTTACCAGTACCCTCTTCAACTCCAACGATCTTCAGGTCGCATTCCAGTTCGCCTTTGAACTTGATCTGATGCTTTGCACGTTTGTTCTCCCAGATACCACGCTTGTCTTTGAGGATGATACCTTCTTGACCTTGCGCAAGCAATCCTTCAAACAGAGTCTTAGCCTCTTCGTAGTTCTCTACTTCCCAGCTGTCAACCAGATGAACCTTCTTTGGCTTGTGTGTATCAAACAGAACCTTGAGAGATTCCATGCGAGTACCATACGGAGTGTGGCACTCGCCATCAACAAAGTAAAGGTAAGAGATAACATCCCAGACGGTAGCATGAACCTTGCGTGCTTCCAAGTCAGAGATTGTACCCTTGTTGGCTTTATTCAGGATACCGTTACCAGTCTGACGATCAAGCACAACACCCTTGTCGTTGACCAGCAACTCGCCATCGAACACACAGTCGATGTCTCCAGCCAGCGTCAAGAAGTCTTCATCCAAGTTACCAAGCAACTGGATCTCTTTACCGTTACGGCTACGGTACTCTACCTTACCACCACGTACGATGGCGTTGAAGCGCATCCCGTCCATCTTTGTTTGGACTAGGGCTGGGTACTGCACTTTGTCTACGAGTTTCTGCTCGAATTGGCTGCACAGCATGACTGGATATTCGTGCACCAAGCCAGTCCACACTGCGTTTGCGGTTGATACTTGCACTCCACATTTGAGATCCTTCTGGATGATACGCTCGATGACCTTAGCGTCTTCAGGGGTAAGGTTTGTGAGGATGTTAGTCAGGTGTTCAATGGCAGCATTGCCAGTCACATGACGATTGGAAAGATCGAACAGCGCATCAACACCTTCCTCCAGTTTGATCGTGTTCTCGTCAGCACCACGCTTGTAAGACGGAATCTTACGTTGGTAGAACTGAGTGAAAGGATCGAGAGCCAAGCGCACAACTTCACGCAGGGTTTCGTTGTCGCGATGCTTAGTCAGTTGCTCGATTTTGAAATTGCGAGACGAGTTGGCTGCTAGGCTCTCGAAAAACTTGTGGAGGTTAAGTAGATTCATTTGCGTTTCAATTCCTTAAAAGTGCGGCGACGAGTATCAAATCCGATTGGCTTCTTGAACTTCTTGGTCTCTCCAGTTACAACATTGTAGAAGGCAACCATCTTCGACTTGTCATCGGTCAGGTAGTAGATGTGGTTCGGCACATCACCTACCCAGTCTTTAGTCGTTTCAAGAAAGGCTCTCATATCACCACCAGCTATCGTAATATACGTCGTTGCCAGCGTCAAACTCCGCACGTGCAGCCTTGATGAAAGTCACAGTGGATTCTACGTCTTTAGGGTAGATCTCCTGAGAGCCGAAGAAGAATCCTGCTCGGGGTTTGAGTTGGTTGTTCTTGAGGTCTTGCTCAAGTCGATCAATCAGTGCAGGGGAAAGTTGGACGGGAACACAGTTGAACACACCGTCAAAACCAAGCTCGACTGCGAGGTCTTCCATCCAGCCATGGAGGGCATTGAACTTACGCCAGTAGGCGATTTCAGTGCGAGGGTTGCCATCAGCAACAGCGAATTGTTCGTTGCCATCGTTCTGGGCAACAGAGAATGCGTACATATCGAGACCCATGATAAACTCCTTAGATGCTGCTACGACGGAAACCAACGGCGAAGCCAGAAGTACCCTTGGAAGGTTGGCGAGTGGTCTTGCCAGACATCTTCTGCTTCGGTGCTTTGCGAGCCTTCACAACTTCAATCTGACCACCACGAGCAAGGAACTGCTCAATGGCTTCAGCAGTTTCGTCACGGACTTGGGACTTGGACTTGTAAACGACGTTCATGATATAGATTCCTCTCAAAGATTAGATAAAGTCGTAGGCAGTTTCTTCACCAGCCTTGCAGAACGCAAGAGCGGCAGTAACTTTTTCCCACAGGGCATTGAACACATCGACCGCAACTTTGGAGTCGGTAGTTTCAAGGAACAGAGTACCATTGAAGAAGTAGGCATTGGTATCGGTAACCGACTTCACAACATCCAGAACACGCTTTTCGAAACTCATCACGATCTCCTTATCACTCATCATAATATAATTATACATCAGGTGCGAATAAAAGTAAACACCTAAATGACAAAACCCTACACTCGGTAGGGTTATTTCCCCTTCTAGAAGAAGGGTTTGCAGGGAGATTTTAGGGGCTAGAAGCCCCGAGAGAGAAGGGTTTAGGACGCTGCCTGAATCCCTGCTAGAGCCGATGCAGAGGCGATCTGGATGCCCGAGCCGAAGATACGGTTATATTCGTTCTGCATCTGCTGGTTTGGTTCACCTTCGGCTGCAATCGCAGACTTTGATAGTTTCAGGTTTCCTTCGACGTATGGCATGTATGGAGCCAACGCCACGCCGACTCCTTGCGGAGTTTGCTGAAGAACGATCTGCGCAGGATTCTTCAACTCATAGTGACGGTCATATACGTTGAACTGCTCAGCAATCAACTCTTCGCCATTTAACAACTTATACACTTTAATGCTCATTACTATCCTCACTCACTAAAAAATCTATGAAGTCAGCTGCTTCTGTTTGTGAAGCGAACTGACGAATATGGAACTGGTCTTTCTCGAAGTAGTGTTGTGCTACTATCATGACCCACTTCGACTTGAATACTGAAATCTTCATCACCCAGTTTCCTCGACGGATAGTGATGAAGGATAGTAGATTCGGAGAAATTCTTGCTTTGATCATACCAGTATTTAGGTATGATCGGTCACCTTAAACATAGTGCGCATCAGACGCAGGTTGTTCTTCAAGAGCATATCATACACAGCCATACGGTCAGCGTAAGCATCAACCAGTCGTGTGAATGGAGTTGCTGGCTCCAAATCAACTTCAGCATCAGACTCGCCAGAGAAAGATACAACAGTCATCTCGTTCTTGCGGGCGATGTGCTTCATGGCGCCATTTTCAGATAGGCAATGCATGAACACACGATTGATTCCACGTGAGCGTAGCCAAGTAACTACTCGATCAAACATCAGCTGAGCCAACCCTTGATTGCGGTAGTCTTTGTCTACGGAGCATCCAAGTTCAGCATCGTTATCCATGATAGCAACGTGACATGCAGCTACAAGGTATCCGTCGATGTGATCAACACCAAACCACTTAGAGTTGTCTTTGAAAGATCTCTCTACATATTCAGCAATATAATCATCACTCACGCTACCACCAAAACGTAGTCGGCGTTCTTCGCCTTGTAGATTCTGTAGGTGTGATGTGATTTTACTCTTATCGAGTAACGATAACTTTCTGGGGATCATAACTTATAAGGGGAGTTACCTCCCCTCCTCCGATTAATCGTTCAAGAACTGTTTCTCACCACGAGTCTTAACTTCGACTTTCTTTGCTTTCTTTTCTTCAGGGATCAGACGCTCAAGAGCGATCTTCAGCATACCGTTGAAGAGTTCAGCATCCTTAACTTCCACTTGGTCGTTAAGAGCGAAGGTACGTGTGAAAGCACGGTTGGCGATACCCTTGAACAAGAAGTTGTCTTCTGCTTCTTGGGATACGTTACCCTTGACGACTAGCTTACCACCGTCGATCTCGATGTCAATTTCGTTCTGACCAAAGCCAGCGACTGCCATCTCAATGACGTAGTGAGTGTCATCAACTTTCTTGATGTTGTATGGAGGGTAGTTAGGGATGTTCTTGGTGATGTCGTCATGCAGTTTCTGCATCTGTGCGAACTGGTCGTCAAAGCCAACAAAGAACTTTTCGAAGTCTTTTGTTAGGTCACCAAAGATAGATGGAATAAGTTTGTTCATGTTGTTTCTCCTATTAAGCGAGTCAAATTGTTATGCAACCCCGAAGGCATTGCGGTTAAAGTCCTGCTTACTGAGTACAGGGACACCATATCGTTGTGCCAGCATTAAACGTCCCTAAGGTAGAAGGAACCGTTGTGCGAAATGTTAATTTCGCTAAATAGTTGTAGGTCACGAGACTGCAATCTCTACCTACTCTAGAATCTGTATAGGAGATCCCAGCATGTATATTTATTACGTCTACGCATACATCCGTCAGGATGGCACGCCATATTACATTGGTAAAGGAACGGGCAAAAGAGCTTACGTCCGACACACTAATGTAACAACCCCCAAAAGATCCAAAATCGTTCTATTAGAAACTAATTTATCTGAAGTTGGTGCTTGGGCACTAGAACGAAGACTTATAAAATGGTGGGGTAAAAGAATAGATGCATCAGGAATTCTTCACAATAAAACTGATGGTGGAGAAGGATTCTCTCAACTACCAAGATCATAAGACCATAAAAGAAAAATATCCGAATCTCTAAAATCTAAAAACCGCACTACAGTTATAAGTGGTGGTGGAACTAAAGGTAGAATATGGATCAATAACTCTATCGTTCAAAAATGCATTTTACGATCTACAGAAATACCACAAGGTTGGGTCTTAGGTAGAATTCCTGGTAGAAGAGGTGGTGACCCATCTATCTTTGGCAGTGATTAACTAGGATGCCAGCCTAGTTCCCATCCCGAGGGATAAAACTATTTAGGCAGCAGGAGTTTCTGCTGCCTTAGCAGCTTCTAATTGTTTTGCTATTTCAGCAACTTGTGGTTCGCCTTGACCTTTGATCTTGTTGATCAACAGAACAACTTCATCAAAAGGATGCTTACCCAGCGTACGAAGAATCATATTTACTTCATCGATAGTCAACTCAAGTTTAATCATTTCGCTTTTTCCTATGTTATAGTGAAATTCCCTATGTTTTAAATATTGGTATGAGTCACGAGATTGCCGTCTCTACCCATTCTAGATCTACTTAGGAAAACCAGCATGAGTATTTATTCAATCTATACTGCTACCAACACAATAACACAGAAAGTTTATGTTGGTTTTGCAACCAACTTCCATCAAAAAGTGCTACGTCATAAAGCACTCTATCCAAAATCCCAAAAGAAACTATACACATCAATACGAAAGTATGGATGGGATGCTTTCCTTTGGGAAGAGATTTATGTTTCTACTGATAAAGAACATTGTCTGAATATCATGGAACAGTTCTTTATAGAGCAATTCGATTCCATCAATTCTGGATACAATACCACAAAAGGCGGAGCAGGGGTTCTTGGTGTCAATACCGAAACTATTTGGATAAACAACGGTAAAAATCATAAAAGAATTAAAATCAACTCACCTGTACCAGAAGGATGGGTTCTTGGTAGAACTAAAATTTCTCGTAAAGTTAAAATGTCCAATGAATCTAAACAAACAATCAGTGTTAAAAACAAAGAACATGGAGTTTTCGCTAAATTAAATTCTCAAAAATCTCCATGCCCCCATTGTGGTATCTTTATGAATCTTGGTATTTTAACCAGACACATAAAAGCGAAACACTAATTACTTAGCCTTCTTACCGATATTGTACTTGGGTACTAATTCCCACTGGTCTTTCTCTTTGAACGAGACGACCTTAATTTGAGACAGAGATGCTTTCGGTTCACCTTTAGCTGGGGTTGCGATTTTCAATAGATCCCAATCAGCTAACAGGGAAGCGATCACATTACGTCTCTCGATATCACCAGTGGTGATGTTCGATTCTTTTCCATCGAGCGCAAACA